GATCAGGTGAAGCAAATTATTTAGAAGAAAAGGATACATCATATCAAACTTTAAATATTTCAGACTCATCAATTAATACTAATGAAATGAAAAGATTAGGATTAATGAGATTAATTGAATGTACATATGATTGGCATTTTAATCTAGTAGACCCTGAAAATCCCCCTACCGCAGAAGATTTAGTAGATAAATTTGATTATTCAGTTTATCAAAAAGTAATTGCTTCTGGTTGTTTTGCTGCTGCTGGTTATTCTTTATCGGATACAACTATTATCACCTATGCTACTTCATCCTCTTCAGGTTCAACAATTGACCCAAGAACAGCATTTCCATCTGGGGATGGAGGGGCTGTTTATGATAATAAAGGTAATTATATTGGGACAGTTAGTTCATCAAATGCTAACTCAATTACACTTACTGCTGCTGCAAAAAGACCAAATGGTTCATTATACACAGGAGAACTTTATCATATTAATGATGCGGCTAAAGGTAATGATGGTTCAGGTAATAATAATTACACAACATATAGTTACTTAGTATCAGGTCGTGGTGGAAAAGACAGTTTTATTAAAGTTAATTTAGGTTCAAAGTATAATCCGTATGGTGGCGCATCTATCGCTACAACTGCATTAAAATTACATATGTTACAAGGTGGTATTTTTAACACTGATGGTGATGAAGGTGAAAGTGGTGACGTTAATGATGGTTATGGGCAAGGAAGTAATAATGAATTTGATAATTACTTTGTAGGAAAAATGGATTTAGCATTTAGTGATGCACATGATGTAGGGAAAGGTAATTGTGTAGTTTTACCTCCCGTTTTTACAGGCTTTGAATTAATAAGAATGCAATACACTATTGGAGGAAGTGGTTCAAATAATATGTCTGCGGCAGAATCTCGTTCAGTGGGGCAAATTAGAACTACTTCTTTAGGCGGAACAACTTATAATACAGAAACTCTTGCTTTTCTTACAGGTGAAGGTGGAGTAGTAGCATTAAAATCAGGTAGAGGTGCTGCTGGTGATAAAGTTTATACTGAAAATGGTGAATTAATAGGAACATTAAGTTCAAGCCCGTATTATGATTCTGGCTCTATTTCTAGCACTTCAACTACTCATTATTTAAATTTTAAAGCCCCCGGAATACTTTGTGATGTTGATAGTGGAACTGGTTTGTATATTGGTGGACAAACAAATGGCGCAGGTGATTTTATAGCAAGAGGTTCAGGTAGTGTTGCTAGTGGAGGTTTTCATCCTTTAGCAAAAAAATCTGAAATTGCACATGAAGGTTCGCCAACAAATGAATATACTCACCCTTCAAGAGTCATGGAGGCATTAAAACATGAAATGCCAATTAGAGGAAAGGCAACCCATGTAAAGGAGTTTTTTAAACCTTTAACTGTTACAGGAACTACTTATGCAGCAGTAAATGGTTCTCCAGATACAATTACAAGTTCAGCAAATAATTTTATAACTGCCGGTTTTGAAAAGGGAATGATTATATTAGTTAGTGGTTCTTCTGAATCTGCAAATAATACTACGCATATAATTGCCGGTGTTACTGCTGGCACATTGACATTATCTACAAATACTTCATTAACTAATGATGGTGCTGGGGATACTTGGACAATTAAAGCCATGACAGGAGGTTCACTAGGTAATAGTGTCTATAATGGGCTTAGAGCAGTAGTATTGAAAAGATTTAAAATAGAAATGACAGGAGATTACAAAGCAGATATTGGTTCTTCAACTAAAATTAACACTAATCATGCCAACCCCGCATTAATGAGAAAAATGGGTAATGTAAATGAAACTACACAAACTGTCTATAAGCCTTCATTTTTGGCACTTGGAACTGAAGAAATATTTGCATACCACAAACTAACTGAATCATTATCTGCTACAAAATTAAATAGAGGAAGTGATGTTGATACTGGCGAAAATGTTGCTGATGGTATTAATTATGTATTTAAACCACTATTACAAACTGCCGATTCAGATGTAACTAAAAATTATGGATATATTAGCCCTAATGGTCAAACTGATTTAACACAATTAGTTATTGATACTTCTGATACAACATCAGGAACTATAATAGAAAGTAAGAATAAGTGGTTAGAATTTGTTCCTAACTTAACAGGTTGTTATTTAGTAAGTAATGACGGTGTAAGAATAGAAGACGGTGACAATCAGACAGGTTCTAATATATGGGCTACTAGCATTGAACGTAGATACCCTTCTAAAATACACTATATAGTTTCTCATACCATTAGAACAGATAGTTACCCAACTGACCAAGACGGATTATGGAATAAACACGTATTACTAATTGATAATTGTGCTTCTAGTGGAGAATTAGATGCAACATATAGAATAATGCGACCTGCGAATGTTTGCCTTTGGCCTAATTCTCCAACAAAAATAGACTTATACAAAATGACTAGTAAATATACTAAACGACCTGATAGTTCAGAAATGTATAAAGAAATTGGTGATATTAGATATTATGAAAATGGTTTCCTTAGAGGAGATGAAAGTTCAGCAAATTACAATGAAGGCGTTCAATCAATGTATGTTCCTGTGAATCCTGACCATACTTCTACAAGTAATAGATTTTTAATTCCTAGAGGAACTTCAGGCAATCATGGCTCTACTTTATTTGGAGATGGCAATACATTTAGCAATGAATCTTATGATATGTTAATGAATGATGGTATAGAAAAAAATAGAAGAAGCATTATATTTAACACTCAAAGTAAAGAAATTAGTGGAACTAAATATTACACTTCAATAGATTATGGTCAAGCAATTAACAATAAAATGTCAGGTGTAGTTTCATTAGGAGAAATATTTACATTAACTAGTAATCAAGAAGTTAATTTAAAAAACGTAACTACCGCATCAATAGGCACAACTGTAACAGTAGGAATGGAAGCAGAACAAATTATTAATGATGTTTTAGAAGAAAATAAAATTGTGTATACAGATACAGATACTGAATTTCCTTATTTTGTCGCACCTAATATTCAAGGTTCAGATGCGTATAATACAATTAAATATTTAGGAAATTTCAAAGATAAAGAATTATCATTTAATAAAGATGCAATTGAATTTATACCTAAAAATTACACATATAGACAGAGCAATATAGAAATTTCTGAAGCAAATAGTAACATACAAGTTGTAGAGTTATCTAGAAATAAATCTGGATTTGATATTTATAATGAAGTTATTGTTTATGGTAATGGAATTAAATCAATTAAAAGAAATAGTAAAAGCATTAAAGAGATTGGAAAAAAGTCTTTAGAAGAATTCGATGACCAATTAACGACTCAATCTGAAGTAGATAATAGAGCCAAAGCATTATTACAATTACATTCTTCTGATTCACAAAGAATAACTTTTACAGTGTCTGAAAAGAATTTGGAATTATTAGAATCTGGAGATATAATTACAATTGATTGGCCTAGTCAGCATATTCCTAGAGCATATTATGTAGTATTAGAAATAAGACATTCTATCAGTGGATTATTAGAAATTGAAGCAGGTTCATTTAGAAAAGGGTTAGAAGGTACTCTCGCCCAAATGATAGTTCAACAGAAAAAAGTAGAGTCCTTTTTAAGAAGTAATAGGTTTAAAACACCTATTGTGAATGAAGGCCATTTTGAGTCCTTTAGGGTTAAACCAATTAAACTAGTGATTAAAAGGACTTCAACATCAGGTTCAACGCAGATAGGTTTAACTACTGCGCTAGGGTTCACAACAACACTTGACATAGGGACTACAACAGTTACAGAAGAATTAAATGAGGAGTATACATGATAACCGATAAAATGAAAAGAAAAATAGCATTGTTCTTGAAAGACCAAGTAACTAAAGCCAATATGGGAACGGGCGGAAACGCATCTTTTCCTAATTCTAACGATTTAGATGTTCCAATTTTAACTACTTTAGTATCAACAGTAAATTCAGAATCAGATGACACTACAATTGATTTCAGAGCAACATTTACAGGTAGTAGTTTGTTAGGAAATACTATTAGAGAAATTGGGTTATTTAGTGATACTATGCCAGCAGATGATAAATTTGACGAATTACGTGGAGGTTCCAGTATCGGAACAGTAGATACAACAATGCTAACTCGTATAAATTTTGACCCAATTGGGCCTTTTTCGGCATCAGATGAAATTGAATTTATATTTACAATAGAGGTGGAATAATATGGTAACAAGTGTAAACGAAGGAATGTATACAGAAATGGATTCTGCTGGAACACCAATTCAGGGAATTAGAGATACTAATGACTTTATTCATTCAGGAATAATTAAAGGTCTGAGCGCAGGAATTAGAGGGCATTATGCTATTAAAAATGGTGCTTACAACGGAAGTGTTGGGTTTGAAATAGTTCAAGGTAATTCTGGAGGAAAAACAACATTAGCAGTTGCGGCTGGTAAAGTATTTAGAGATGGTGCATATAATTCTGTGGCTACTGTAACATTTACTGCTAATTCTAGCCCATCTACTTTTGATGAACCAAGTTCAGGCACATCATATTTTATGATAGTAGCCGACGCTTCAAACGCTTTAAAAATTAGAGGGGATAAAGCCAATACAAATTCTCTTCCCGTCAATAAACATACAAGTTCATCAGCAACAGATATTCTTACAGGTGACGTTCCAATTGCTATTGTTAAAATGGCTAATGGTGGAACGGTTGATGCAAGACCAATTCAATTTTTAACAACAGACCAAGATGAAAAAACTGTTACTATTGGTCATACTACGACTAATGCCTTTGTTGAGGCTATGTCAATTTCAAGCACCGCTTCTGTTACTACTTTTGAGAATAAAGTAACTGATGCAGATATTGTTTTTAAGGTAAGTGATAATGGAGTTTCAACAGAAGCATTAAGAATAGATGGGGCCACAGCAAGAGTTTGTTTAGGTGGTGATTTTGGTCCTCAAGCCATGTTACATTTAAGGTCATCTACCTCGCAAGAACCTGAAATTAGAATAGAAAACACTAATGCAGATACACAAGAAGGGCAAATTAGATTTATGAAAAATACTGCAAGTCCCGCATCAAGTGATGATATAGGAATAATTAGATTTGAAGGCGAAAATGATGCAGGGACTAATCATCTATATGCTTATTTGATGAGTGATATGGTAGCAGTAGAAAATAATGATGAAGCAGGAAGAATGTTATTTTATGTTAGTAATGAAGGCGCTACTGTTGAAGTTCTTAGAATGACAGGAGGTTATACTACTGATGGTGGAACTAATATTCAAACTGAAGTTGTTATTAATGATAGTCATAGAGATGATGTTGATTTTAGAGTAGAAAGTGATGCTTATAATATGATTCATGTTGATGCGAGTAATGATTCAATTTCCCTAGGTGGTAACGATTCTGCTAAAATTGGATTTTATGCCGCAACACCAATTGTTACACCTGTTCTTGATGCAGCAACAATGGGTGCTGGTGAAAGTGGTGCAGAAAACGCTGCAAAAATTACAGAAATCGCTAATGCTTTAGTTTCGTTAGGATTATGCAATATTGCCTGATTAACTTAAAATGGATTTAATTCCTATGCCCCCTCACGGCCCTTCTAACGCGATTGAGCATGGCGGTGGTGGTGATACCTACCCGACCTATTGGATGCGCTTAGAGGCCATCTTACGGGCCTTTAGAGGGCATTCCAATTGAGGATTCGGGATAACTGATAGTGTTAGATTTTAGCAACAAAAAATAACATGGTAATTTTAACCAAAAAAAATTTTAGGCCGAGGGAACCGAAATTCCCCCGACCTTTATTTTTGTCTTATTAGACCACAAAGCAAAACATTCTCTACATTCCCAGACTTTAATTGAATCTGCTGACCCAACATATACACCAATAATTCTTTTGGGTATTGTCTGCATATTACATACAGGACATTTTTGCTTTAAACTCATCATTTTTCACCGCGTTTAATTTTTTGCATGATGTTTTCCATGTATTCTTCAATTGTATCTTCTGTGATGCTTGTTTGACCAAACGCCGCAAAAAATAAAACCGAAATGACACATAGGAAAACTAACCATGCAAATACTTCACCTGTTTCCATTTTATCACCACTCCATTTTCATTTCTACAAATTCTTCTTTTTCTATACTAAAGCCCTTAATCATATTATCTAACCCATGCATATACAAATCATACACCAATTTACAATCTTTAAGACAATAGTCTACTACTTCTTGATATTCACCCGCTTTCCAAAGAGCAGGGGCCATAACACTTTCTAACGATTTAGTTTCTCCCAATGTATTATCTACTAAATTTTGTAAAGAAAATCTTTCACCATGTTGTTTAGTTAATTCTCTACTAGTATCAATATATTGTTCATCATTTAAAAACTTTCTAACACAATAAATATCCATTGAGTCTCTTAATACTGGTAAATCAAATGCAGCAATATTGTGACCCAATAGTTTAGTACCATTTTTATGCATATCATCTAAATCATATTTTAATTGACTTAATGGTAGCACTTTAGTATTACCCTTTTCTATAACTTTATCAACTAATTCTTTTTCTACATATGTTTTTCCAATAGTTCCGTCCCACGTTGCCACCGTCGAGACAAGGAACATATGTGTATTGCCCCACCCGCCAATTTCCGTAGAAAGGTTTTTAGTTTCAATATCAAATGCAACTACATTACCCACCTTTTCAGCCCCAAAGTTTGTTAAGTTCCTTTTGCTTATCTGACTTTTTATCAGGCATAATATATGTTGCTTTCGCTAAGAAAAATACTATTTTTTCTCCACTAACATTTACAGTTGCGGTTGTTACCCAACCATCTTTACCTCTAGCGTTTAATGCTTCAATAATGGCCGCTGGCCCCTGTGAAATATCAAATACTATCATATCATTTTCATACGTTGCTTTCATATTATTCATCCTCCTTTACCTTTACTAATACTGTTTTACCATGTTTTTTAGTATCAAATTTGTGTGAAATTTTAGGCCAAGTCCTATAAAATTTAGCATGGGGAATGTTATATCTTTCTTCCAATTCTATTCTTAATACAGATTTTGTTACCCAACCATCTTCTTTCTTATCAGGAGAAATATTGTAAAAACAATTAATATAATCATTCATCCCTGCGGTTTCTGCGACAGTTTGCCGTTTTACCTTCAGTGCCGTAAGCATCCAAGCGACGAGACTCATATAACCTTGTCGGACAATTGCAGATGATTGTTTAACGTTTCTTGCTGTTACAACCCATTTTTCACTATCTTTGCGTCCCGGAGTTTCGGTGATAGCACACAATACTGCAAATTTAGTGATATAAATTAGAGAATTTGTTTCAAACAAACTTACAATTTTTCTCACTTCATCGGGAACCTTTGTTAAAAACGCAACCATGTTGTCGTATTCTAATTGGACTAACTCTTGAACACCATCACCCCAAATCATCATTTCTTCTTGTGGGCAATTAAAACGTTCATCTTCCGGCAAGTTTGCCATTCTATCATCAAAATCTAAAGCCAACATATCATGCCTTTCTTTTGCACATTCATACAATGTAACAAATGCTTGACTAAATCTGTTCTTTGGTGTTGTTCGCCTTTTAATAGTACCAATAGCAGAAATCAATTCTGAACGCATCTTATTCAACACTTCTTGTGGAACATCATTTACATACAAGAACATTCTTTGTAAGACACCCTTATCAGCAATAGTTTCAGTTAAATGTTCAGGGAAATAAGAAGTCGCCCAAACTGACCTATCACAGCGAGTAGTGGCAATAGGTTTTCCTGTCAAAACTCTTCTAATTAAATAACCATCAGTAGTTAGAGTATTCATCATCTTTTGAAAGAAAGTGACCATACTATCTTTATTTGACATTTTCTTGAAGATACCACTTGATTCGAATTCATCGAATAATAATAACCCACTACCTTCAATATGTCCTTTAACTTCATTCCAAATTGTATCGGGTTCTCCTTCTTCGCCCCTATCTGGATTTCTAACCTCAACATAACTACTGACTAAAGCCGAATCTGTAAAATCAACACAATCAAATGTATTAAAATCTACATCATATCTATTTTGGATTTGTTGCCACGTAAGAGTAGCAATTTCATTTAAGAAATCATTCAAAACAGATTTTCCACTACGCGCAGTTTGAATCCAACAAACGTGGATTCTAGTATCCTCAATTGTATATCCATAAGGAATTCTTACGAAATCTTTTGTCAATTGGCCCAACATTGTGAAAAATGCTAGGATTGCCGGAAATTCATTATATCTTGATACTTGGCCGAAAGTTTCAGTCCAAGTATTCACTAATTCAGGTAATTTTTCTTGGTCAGATACATCAGTCCAATTGACTGTGTACTCTGATAAATCTACTTGTTCGTTCATTGTTTCACCTTCTCATTTGAGTTTAATACATTATTAATTCTATCTGCTACTTTATTTCCAATTCCTTTAACTATCGTCAACTCTTTCAAATTACTATCTCCAATTTCCATAATACATCCATGCTCTTTCAATAAATTTTTCGCCTTTGTTTCACTTACGCCTTTAATTGTTGTCAACATATCCACTCTAACATCATCAGTTGCTGTTCTAGTTGGTATTGACGGGTTAATCATTTTTCTTTGTATTGGTGCCATTTTTGCTATTGTTAATATTTCATCTACTACATCTGTAACATTATCTCTCCAAATAACACCAATGTCATAATCTAATCTAAGTCTACCAATAGCACCTTTGAATCTTAATTTATAAGTTTGTTTTAATTGTTGCGGGTTAACATTCGAATTTAGTTTTGTAATATATTTCATATTAGATAAAGCGTCATCCAATGAACCATAAATAACTACAAAATTCTTATGATACCATTTATCCATATTATCTATTTGAGTCCAAATTCTGTTATTTACTACCGATTGCATAAAGTCAACCGCTGATTTGGCTTCAAAACATACTGTTCCAATAACATAATCACCAACCTCTAACCATTTTTTCTCATTTACAATTCCCATTTTATTTGCTCTTTGCTCTATTAATTTTGCCAATTCTGAATTTTCTCTACTATCTATAATTAATTTCATTTTTAAACCTCCGGGTAACGCCAACATTTTCCTACACAATAACCTTCACTAATTAATTTTTCACAAGTAGGTGCTAAATACCCACCATCATTTGATACAGTATATTGTGCATGATGACGAGTTACACTTTCATCCCAATCTAACCAAACCCCATCTTTAGATGCAATATTCTTAATTTCTCCCATAATTATTTCTAACATCTTTTGCTGTTCAGTATAGTCATAGCATTTTTGATTATTTGCCAATAATGTCCTAAACCAAGATACAAGGTAAACTCTCGCTTCATGTGTTGGATTCTCCACCATAATGCTATTATTCAAACAAGGAATGATTGGCAGTTTTCCAATGCGCTCAACCGTAGCAATTTCGATAGGTGCATACGCAAATAAGGGGGCATTGGGCCATGCGACCTTACGATTTCCATAGCGTTTTGGGGAAGAGAAAGGAGGATTCCTTGCTAAAGCAATTATATCATCCATAGTAGTCAATTGTTGTGTTGATAAAGGAATACAATATAAAAACTCCTTAGTATTCATATTCACTGTATTCGGTACTCTTCTCAATCTTCGCGTTTGAACCCCTGATTTATCTAATGTTTTATTTGTAGCAATAGGATAAAGTTTATTGAAAAACTGTTGAATATCCCTAATTGAAGATGCAACTTCGCCAAACACAAAAACGTGAAAACCATTTCCACTAAAGTAGATTTCAAATTCATAATTCTTTTCAAGTAGATGATTTACAATTAGTTTGGTATCTTGTAAAGATAAGTCCAAAGGCTTCCCATGTGAATCAAAATCTAAAAACAATCTATCTAAGATTACAGAAGAAGTAAATGCTTGGCTATCCCCAAATCTTTTGTAATCATATACGCTCGTATAACAATTCATTTTATTATTGAATCTTTGTAAGAAGGTAGCAAACTCTTCTCTATCTTGAACAATCTGCCTTTTTAACTGTTGCTTTTTAGTTAAATGGCTACCTGCCCAAACTTCTCTTGGAAATTTCATAATCTTTCAACACCCGGTGGTAAATCTGTTCCGTCAGTATTTGTTTTTCTATTTATCGTTTTTGGCTTTGGTGGTAAAGGTAGTTCTTCCACAATTTCTTTTTGGTCCTGTAATAGAGTTGGTGGGTCAAAACTAACAGTCGCAGATTCAAAGTATTTTTTGAATGCATCCATAACTTCTTGTGTTAGATATTCCATAGCCAAATTTTTATACAATTGACCAAATGATATTCCATCAGCCACTTCAATTCTCTTACTCCATAAGTTATTAATCATATCAATAACTGCTATTTCCTCATACAATTCTTCAGCAACCCTTTTAGAAGTTTCAGTTAACTGCAATAATTCTCCAAATTTCCACTCTTTACTCATAATATATTCTTCAATGTTCATAACCATCCACTCCCTCTATTTAACTCTGCATCCATCGCCGCCGGACAAATACCAACATATGAACAATGCTCACATTTCTTATGAAAATAACTAGGCTTAAAATATCCATTTTCATATGAATAAATTAATTCGGCCAAGGATTTTTTCATTGCAGTTTCAGACCGCTTATTAACTTCTTCCACATATACATAATTACTAGCGGGATAATACCATCCCCAATGTGTTATTGTTCCATCCCAATCAGGAGAAGATTCCATCAGCAATTTATAATACGCCATTTCTCTTCTCATCGTTGTTTTTTTACTATCCTTCCAAACACCAGTTTTTAATTCAAAGGGTATAGAATGCCCATCTTCTGTATAAACTCTATCAATGATACCTTGAAGGTGAACAACATAATCTCTAGTCAATGGGTATTTCATATTATCATTAGCACCAACAGTAATTTCTGCATTAAGCATAATTTCATTACCTTCTGGCATCCATTCTTTCATCTTATCTTGATTGCGAGCATCAACAAATCGTTGTGCTTCAAATGCCGCAATAGTATCTGTCATATCGGAATATTCAGTAATAGGAAACAATCCTGTAATATACTCGTTAACTTCTAAGAAAGACATATTTTCCATTTTATTAATGTCTGCTTCTTTGTACATATCTTCATAAGCATCGTGGATAATAGTCCCTTTTAACATAGCCTCAGTTTGGTCTTGAGGTCGTCTATCAATATAGGAAAATTCATATTGTTTATTACACCATTTAAATGAACCAAGTGAAGATTTCGTAATTTTCAAAATTGGCTTATCTTCATCATCAGCCCATTCATGGTTCCATTGATATGTATATTCATCATCAGGTTTTGGAATTGGTCTAACCCATTCCCCATTTTCATTTTCGTGTCCGTATGTTCTAATATAATCATTACTCATCATAACCACTCTCCTAAACTTTTTTGATTCTCATCAATAATAAATTCTTTTACGTCCCAACCCATCGCTAGGAATATGGGTGACGCTTTTTGAATAATAGATTTTTGAGCATAAGCATTCCAATCTACTATAAATCTTTCATCAAACTCTTTCATCTCTTTCACCGCTACATATTTTGCTATTCTTTCTTTACCATTAGGCAATATAAAATTTTGCGGCCCATCAATATGTGAACATTCAATATAAAAATAAGAATCTGTAATCGGGTCATCAGGGTTTATGTGTTGGTTGTAATAACATAACCCTGCTGTTCCACCTGATATAGATTTATATTCTTCAATATTTCTTCGTAGACGACTACGCTTAACAACGCCTTCTATACCAACTCGGCCCTGTCTAACATCATTATATTTCTTTTGGCAATATTCTAAAATTTCAGATTTAGTTTTCTGCCCTGCCCACATTTTAAGTAACTCACCTTGAAACTCTTTACCAGTTTTATTTTCACTAATACGTTTGGTAGAATAGCCAGTTACAACAAATTGGTGTTCATCTAAGTATTTACCATCTTTCCAAGAAATAAATCCAGCGTTCCTATTACGTTTAGAACCAACACCAAGACCTTCATAATACTTCTCAAACTCTAAGGTAACAGGATGATTTTCCAAACCTAAAAGATTTGGGAAATGTTCCCGCATTTTAGAGTTTAAAAGTTTACAAACCTCTTCTGCTTTATTTATACTTTCAATCGGAACGTAGATTGAATCTGTATGTGCATATACCACTTTCATTCTTCACCATCTCCTACCCATTTCCACATCCCCGGTTTTTTGTGAAATCTACAAAGTCGAATATATTCAACATTCGGGTTCTGTTTTAAAAGATTAGTTAATCTACCAACAGTTACTTGATAACTTGTTCTACCATAACCATTCATATTTGGATAATCATTTAGTATTGCTAGTAACTCATTAGTATAAAACTCTTTAAGTCTCCACGCTTCTTTATTAATTCTATTTTTTATAATTTTATGTCTAACCATCTAATCCTCTCACAATAAATGCCGCCTCTCTAATTGCTTCTCTAGCACTTGCGGTAATTGCCGCCGCTAAAGTTACATTAGCCCAACCAAATCCTTGGTAAGCAATAATTCCATAAAATGACGCCATAAGACGTTTTACAGCCATCTGACTATTTTCCCATTTAGTATATTCACGTTTATCAGTAGCGGCGTTCCTTCTTCGTTTATACTCATCACGCAAAGTTTTTAATTCCAATACAGACTTAGGTAATAGTCCCAATTTATCCGTTTTGAAATAGACCATTTGCTTTTCAACAACAGGTGAAAAATCGCGTGGTGTTTTCAAGTTAACGGCAAAATCCGTTTTGGTTGGGGATATAGTTTCAAAACTAATGTTTCTTGCTAACATCATTGATGGGTATAGTCCCGCATAATCAAATGCGGCAACTCCTAAATGCAACCCATTTGTTCCTTCACTCAATGGGTCATAAATCAATGCACCATCGTATTCTTCACGCATTTTAGATTTATCACCTGTTGGTGCTTTCCAATCGGCATTACGCATGAAGTATATACTACCCATGTTTGAAGCATAAAAACAGGCGTCGAATGGCGCGATTAGAAGTCTTTGTAGGGACAATATTCCTTCAGATAATCCCATTTCATCATCTATACGGTGAAGTAATTCAACATCCACTCTTGCATATTCAAGGTATCTTTCTGTATCTTCTAACCAACCTCTCTTGAAAAACTCGTTTTTATCAGGGAATTTTTCTGATACTAACTTCTTTGTTCCCAATACTGTTTCTGATACATAGTCAAGTGCCAATGAAGGTAATGTTCCACGTTGCGAATCATTCCATTGTCGCTCAAATGCAAGGTCTAAATTCAAGGTTATACGCCCGCGTATAGGTTGTGATACCGGAGAATAATTATCAACCTTATCTGTTATCTCGTTATATTTTACGCCCTTCACTTCATTATACGGTGAAAGTCCTCTTGGGTCA